CTGAAATTGAAAAGTGCTCACTAACTTGTCAGGCAATAAAAAACCGCCCGAAGGCGGCTGAATGTTAGTGGGCACTAACTTAGTGAATTTCTTCTATTGTAAAAAATTGGGAGGGTATAAACAGGGTTTCTGTTTGCCCTGTTTTGGTCATAAATTTTGACATTTCAATAATTGAATCAAACTCAAAGCCTCCCGATTCAGCATCTTGAACCCATGCCTCCATTGCTTTTTTATCAGGCTTGCCATATTTAGACATATCTGTCACCCATGATTCAATATGAAAATATCCTGCTGATTTGATTGTTTTGCTTGTCATTTTGAAACCTCTTTAATTTCAACAGTATTTCCGCCAAATTCCTCGGCACGTTCTACCATATCAGCCCAATTTTTATAACCTGAATCACTTGCAAAATTGTCTTTTGCTTGATCTTCCGATTCTGCTATCCAGTTTCCAAAGTCTACACAATTAGCCCAAAAATTAAATGTTTTCATAATGACACCTTTTTAGTATGATTTTAAGAATTAGAGCAATGGCGGCATAAATCAAGGGTTTTTCCCTATCATTTCAAGTGCATCTAGTTTGCATTGCTCTACTTGGTCAGCATTAAGCCCTTGGGCTATGCTTTCGGCAAGTCGTGAGGCATGGTGTGCCCTATCGTCATCGGGTGCGGTAATGGCGAGAATGAGGGCTTTTGTCAGTGCTTGAGTTTGCGTCATGTTGTTACCTCAATTCATAAGTTGGAATATATGAAAATTCATTGTCAAACTCTGAATATGTCATGTGTTTAGCGTAAAAGTTATCGCCTACACGTTTAAACGCTGAATAAACAGGATAACCCTCTGCATTGTCGTGATTCGCCTCACCAACTAAAAAAGCCCCTTTTTTCTGTGCTCGAGGCGGCACTGCTTCCAGCATCTCCCAATACATTTTTTCAGTTGTAGGAATCCATTCGCTAGGGTTTGCGTCCATTGCATCCCAAAGGGCTTGCCATTCTAGTTTTTCGCTCATGCTGTCACCTCTGTATTTTCTAAGTCAAAAAATGTCCATGCTTGGCAATTAGTACATTTAAAGGCATATTGGCCTCTGTTTGGCGGATAGTCTGTTGTTTGGATTGTTTGTGGGTCTGGCTTAATGCAACACCCATGACAACCCCAATTGGCGGCAATTTCAGCGGTTTTATAGCGTGGAAATGCTTTATTCATGCCGTCACCTCACTATTTAATAATGCGTTTAAACGCTTGCACAAATCAGGCAGCAAACCCTCAACACATTGGAAAACAATACCACCACCATATTGTTTATTATGGTATTTTCTGCCACCTAATTGTTTAGCACGCTCTAACGCTTGTGCATATTTATCATTAATTAATTGTCCTTTTGAATTCCAACCCATGATGACACTTGCTTCAACGTCTGAATTTAAATTCAAATAATGACAAACAAAACGAGAATTCCCGTTTATGTCGCTATTTACCCTTATAAAGTCCGATGGTTTGACCATAATTCACACCTATTCAAAAAACGCATGATTGACTCATGCAAGCCCCTACATTGTGAAAATGCAAGCCAAAGGGGACAACATCCCCAATGGTTTGAACTCTGTTTAAACGCTTTGCTTACTCGAAGTCAACGTCCACCTCAATGCCATTCTTCCGCATTAATTCGATGGCTTCACTGGGAAGGGCAAAGACTCCATCATAATCTGACAATGTGCGCTTGCCGTCTTGGTCGATCTCAAACCATAAGCCAATATATTCCGTGCGTTCTAGGCTTGGAATATCCCATTCAATGAAGCCCGTATTGTCATTTTCAAAATGCAGTTCCATTGTCCACCCATGATCGCCTTGGCTGATTGACCCATGAGAATATTCTAGGTTTATCGGCGTGGTGTGTTTGATTGATTCGATAAGTGTTGACATGATTAAAACCTTTCAATTATCAAAATAAGAGCTAACACAATGGCGGCAAAGCCACACACACCCATCACGATAGAATCGATTTTGTCGAACATCATGCGGTCACCTTATCAGTTAAAAATTTAGAGTTTGCTGGATGGTCAATGGACCATCTGTCAGGGTCAGTGCCTAATGTTTGGGCATATGCAAGTGCATCTAAATATTCATCGAAATGAAAATATTTTTTGTTTGCAAAAACATAATATCCATGCCCTTTGTTTTTGTCTGCAATGTCAGATGATGGATAAGCATAAAAAATTTCATGTTTGAAAATAGCGTGATTCATTATGATTAACCTCTTAAAAATTCTCGTTTATATAAGTGTGCAATGCTTCTACGCAAACAGGCCAAGAGGCATTCTCTTTAAGTAGATTCTTTAGCAAAGTCACAAAACCCTCATTTTCAATCAAAATGGATGGATGGATGCAATAAGCGCTTGCAGTGCTAGATATTAATTGTGTTGCAGTGTGTGTCATGTTCACGCCTTTTCTGTCAGATATTTCGGAATAATGGAATATGAATCGTAGGATTCTTTGCTCCATCTACTGTATGGCACGCCTGAATTGAATGCGGCAGTAAATGCACTCCATGTTTGCCAACGAATATTTATAATTTGCTTTTTAGTCATATGAACACCTATTGAATGAATGATGATTGAATGTAGGATAGTGTAAGACACTACACCATAAGGACAAACCCTAGGTGTAGCATATTGTTTATTGAATCGGTTCAGTTTGTGAAATGTGAAATACAGTAGATGACCGGCACAATTTTGTAGGGTTACCCGTAACCTTGTCATGTGCATCTATGTATGTCACTACTTTAACCCCATGTTCACCCTTTTTTACCTGCCTGTTTAAGGCTTTCCATGCGTTATAGGTGAATACATTTTCCCTAGGGATTATGTCGCTAGGGTTGATACCCTTTGCAATAAAACCTGTGATGATGTTAGGGTAATTCAGCAATGAATCACCATTTTTAGCCCTTTGTAGGCTTTCCATTTGTTGCAGTTGTTTATCCATTTTTACACCTATCAAAAAAGTTAATGAAATAGCACATTGTGACAATGTACAGGTAAGCCCTTACGGGCTTAACTCTAAACTGTCAGTTAGAAATTTCCTCTATTGATTGTATGTCGGTGCAGATACACACAATGCGTTTAAATTTAGGCGAACCCGCTAAGGTATGCACAATAACATTTCTGCCAGTGTGTGTGTAAGACTCTACACGCATGGGTTGACCATGCACTTTAATTATTTGGCCAATTGTGTATTGACCTTTAGGGATAAATGCAAATTTCATATCAACGCCTTTTAAGTTTGCTGGCAACAACAAGTTGTTTAAACTTGATGGGTCTAATGCTATTGTGGAGTTGACCTATGGGGGTGGTGGTACAGCACCAACCATTACCGCAAGCAATTGGCAAACAGCGTCTTTAAACAACATCACATACTTCTTTCAGTCAGGTTTTAACCCGCTGATCTATGACCCTGCTGTAAGTACAACTACATATCGTAGAGTGTCAGAGAAGACAGGTTATGTAGGCACTGTGCCTGATGCCAACATTGTGATCTCTGCTTTTGGTAGATTGTGGGCGGCAAACACCACAGCCAATAACGCAACAGTCTTTTTCTCTGACTTGATTGCTGGTCATGTTTGGTCAACAGGTACATCAGGTTCTTTGAATGTAGACCGTGTTTGGGTGAATGGTGCTGATGAGATCACAGGTCTAGCAGCACACAATGGTTTCTTGTTTATCTTTGGTAAGCGTCAGATTCTGATTTACCAAAATGCCACAACACCAGCATCAATGTCATTGCATGACACTGTTGAGGGTATTGGTTGTATTGCTAGAGACAGTATTCAGACAACTAGCACTGATGTGCTTTTCTTGTCTAATTCTGGTGTCAGATCATTGATGAGGACTATTCAAGAGAAGTCATCTCCTGAGAGAGACTTGTCTAAGAACATTCGTAATGATTTGATGGAGACTGTGGCTGGTGAGACATTGGCTAATATCAAGTCTGTTTATTCAGAGCGTGAAGCCTTTTACTTGTTGACTACACCCAGTACAAAGTCAGTGTTCTGTTTCGACACAAAAGCGTATTTGCAGGATGGTGCGGCAAGGGCTACAACTTGGGACTCTATAGAACCAACATCATTGTTGTCTCGCAGAAACGGTGATTTGTTGGTTGGTAAGAATGGTTATGTAGGCAAGTACGGTACTTTCCAAGACCATGATGCTGAGTACAGGATATTGTACTACACAAACCACTCTGACCTTGGCGATCAAAATGTCACTTCTATTTTGAAGAAGTTGTCTACTGTTGTAATTGGTGGAAGTAATCAAGTAGTTACATTCAAGTGGGGATTTGACTTTAAGACCAACTACTTGTCTGACAGTGCGACTATCCCAACCCAAGGCGAAAGTTTGTATGGTGTTGCAGAGTATGGTGCAAACGCTACTGTCATTGCAGAGTATGTTGATGGTATTGCTTTGCAAACATTGACAGTTTCGGCATCAGGTTCTGGCAAGGTTGTGCAGTCGGGTTATGAGTCAAACATTGATGGGACACCATTGTCATTTCAGAAGATTGAGATTCAATCCAAACAAGGTAGATTAAGTTAAGGACAGATATGACAAATTACACAAAAGCAACCAACTTTGCCACTAAAGATGCTCTGTCTTCTGGCAATCCTTTGAAGATTGTCAAAGGTACTGAGATTGATACTGAGTTCAACAACATTGCTACTGCCATTGCAACCAAGGCAGATTTGGCAAGTCCTACCTTTACTGGTACGCCTACATTGCCAACAGGAACTATTGCTGTTACTCAGTCTAATGGAAGCAATACAACCACTATAGCCACAACTGCTTTTGTTCAAGCGGCAATTGCTTTGCTGTATCCAGTTGGGTCAATCTACACTAATGCAAGCGTCAGCACTAACCCTGCAACCTTGCTTGGTTTTGGCACATGGACTGCGTTTGGTGCTGGTCGTGTCATGGTTGGTTTTGATTCAGGCAATGCACTGTTTGACACTGCTGAAGAAACTGGTGGTAGTGCAGATGCAATTGTGCCAAGCCACACCCACACTGCAACATCAACTGTTACAGACCCAAGTCACAATCACTCATACACACAACCATCCCCCGGTTCATTAGTTGCTAATATTAATGGAACAGGTGCTGGTGCTATATCTGGAACTACAGGTTCTGCATTCACTGGAATTACAGTTGCAACAAGCATTTCTACAGCTGGTGTAAGCGTAACAAATGCTAACTATCAGCCGTACATTACTGTGTATATGTGGAAAAGGACTGTGTGAAGACACCAGTAATCTATCACGATGATTACATTGTCTTCTTGGAAATTGATTTTGGGTTCACTTTTATTCATTGTGATTGCGTAAAGTGGACAAAGGAAGTAAAGAGAGATTTGTTGAGTGATTTGAGAAAGTTGTTCGAGATACATAGAAGTGAGATTTATGCAATACATGAGATTGGTGATGTAAAGCATGAGAAATTTTTGGGTATTGTTGGATTCAAGTATCTGAAAGACTTTGTTGGTTCAGATGCAAAACTAAGACAAATATTTGTCAGGAGAATATGATGGGACTTCAAGCGGCATTAGTTATGGGGGGTGCATCACTGCTTGGCGGTTCGATGCAAAGTAGGTCTGCAAAACAGGCGGCTGAAACATCTGCACGAGCGCAACTTGAGTCGGCACGAATTGCCGCTGAAGCCGCTAAGTTTCGCCCTGTAGGTGTAACTACTCGCTATGGCAGTTCCAACTTCCAGTTTGACCCTAGCGGTTATCTAACTGGTGCTGGTTACACAGTCTCTCCTGAACTCAAAGCCTATCAAGACCGATTGATGGGATTGACTGAAAGAGGATTAACTGAAGCTGAGATGGCACAGCAACAGTATGCTCCGCTTCAACAAGGTGCTCAAGGACTGTTTGGATTGGGTCAGCAGTATCTACAACAGTCTCCTGAACAAGTTGCGGCTCAATATATGCAACAGCAACAAGACTTGCTTGCACCAAGTCGTGAGCGTCAATATTCTCAGTTGCAAAACCAGTTGTTCCAACAAGGTCGTGGTGGTTTGTCTGTAGGTGCTACAGGATTGCGTCCAAGTGGTGCTGGTGGTTTGGGTGCTACGACTCCTGAGATGGAAGCGTACTACAACGCATTGGCGCAACAAGACTT